CCGAGCGCACGGAAGACGGCAACCTGCTCCTTGCTGCCGATAGCCGCTTGCCCGACCGTCGCGTTCAAGCGCGACATGGCCGCGTTGAGTTGATCGGTCGCCACCCCAGACTGGCTCGCAGCGAACTGCAAGCCGGTATAGGACTCGGTGGTCAGGCCCACCGCCTGCGACGCCTTACGTGCCTCGTCAGCGGCGTTGATGGACTGCTTGACCATGTAGCCAAGGCCAATCGCAGCCGCACCCGCAGCGGCGCCCACCGCCGTACCAACCGTCCTCCAGCCGTCCTCGATGGACTTCGCGTACTTCTTCGAGTCCCGCGCCGCCTTGTCGAGCGGTCCGGTAAACCCGCCGATCCTCGCGACCAAATCAAGCGTCAGTGTGCCGAGAGAACGCGATGCCATTATTTGATCCCCGCTAGTTGCTCAAAGGTCATTTCAGGTGGTTCCTCGCTCGGCATGAAATCCCAAATGGTGAACGGCTCACGATGCTTTTCCCGATGGACGTTGGCATACATCACCGCCAACTGCGCCCCGGTGCGCTCAACCCTGCGGCCAAGGTGGAACGTGCCGCGCTTGCGCCGGTACGCCAGCCACCGCTGGAACTCGTCAACGCTGATGTTCTCCTGCGCCTCTGCGATGGTGCGCCCGCCGACCCCGCACAGAACCAACTCGTGCCAGACCTCATCGAGATCCGTTAGGTCGGCGTCTTCTTTCCCAGGCCGTTCACCTCAACGATTGCGGCCAGCAGCGCCATCGTCAGTTCGTTGTTGAGCGCCCCGCGTTCTGGGTCTGCGTCGCCGGTAATGTCGCCCATCGTGAACACCGGCTTGCCGGCTTCGTCGCAGATGGATGACGCAATGCGCCCGGCCACCATGTCGCCCTCTCCACGCATGGCCGTCAAATCATTGACGGCAGAGCGATAGGACAGCTTGCGGACATAAACAAGGGCGGTGAGTTCTTCACCGCCCTGCGTCCAGGTAATCTCTTTGGCGACGGGAGCGCCGGTAAACGCCCCCGCCGCACGAAGGTTCTCAATGGTCAGGATCATGCCGCAGCCTCGCCCTTACGATACCAGGTGTTGTCACCGGACCGCTGGATGGTGACTGCTGAGGTGACGATGCTGTTGATCGCGAAGTCGAAGGGGAAGTCGGAAACGTAACCCTCGAACAAGATCCACGAGCGGGTGTACTTGTCATTGCTGTCTACCGGCAGAACGAACCCGTTGCTGTCAGCGGTCGGGTTGATGTCCACACCGTCCGACCAGCCGATGGCAAATTGCAGGTTGGTGTTGGCGTCGCCAACCGACAACTCGAACAGCCGGTAGTGCGCGGCAACATCAGGGTCGGGGAACAGCGTCGCGGCACCCTGGCCAGGAGTACGCAAGCCGCGCAGGTAGGTGCGGACGCCGGACTCAAGGCTGGTGTCCTCAAGCTGATCGGCAGGCGAACCGCCAGGGGAGAGAGTGGTGATCTTTGGGATCTTGACGACGGCGTTGCTGTCCGGGTCGATGAAATAAACCTGCGTTCCTTGCGCGACCTTGCTTCCCATGTTGTTCTCCTTCTTGCCGTCCTATCGGCGGCGGTTGGTGATTACCGATTGACGAACCAATCGACATCAAACGATTGACGGTAACGCTTCGTGGCTGTGTCGTAACTGTCACGCCAACTGATGATATGCGCCTTTGACTGTATGGCGTCGCGCATGGCATTGCGGACGGCCAGCGCCGATGCCCCGGTAGCCGCGTAAATGTCAACCTGCACCGTGTAGATGTCCATATCTGGCGCGTCGGTGACGAAGTTCTCAGGCGACCCGCCCACGGTCTGATAGACGGCATACGGCAGCGTCACGTCCTGCGGTGCCGTCCCGAACGGGTAAATGCGGACCGGGTTGCTACCGAGCAGCGCGGTGACTGCCGACGATGCGGCACAGGTGGAAAAGAGCGGCCCCATTATTTCCCCTTGGTGGCGCGTTTGATGGCGCGGTCAATACCCTTCTCGTATTCGGTCACGAATGTGTCTGTGCATCTGTTGACATTCTTTTGCAGCGCCTGACGGAAAAATGGCTGTGCTGGCATCTTCTCTGTGCCAAATTCAATAAGCCGCCAGTGCGGTGTTGGTGCGCCAGCGGACTTGTCAGGTGGAGTCCCCTTGCGTGGGAGTTTCGCCCCACCGAGGATGCCAACGCGGAACCGAAGGAACCCTGTGTTTTTAGCGACGGCACCCTTGCCTCGCGGCCCTCTCCATCGGATTGCGGTATTCTCTGCAATAGACCGAGCCGTCTCTGGGTCATCAAACTTCTCGGCCTCTGACTTAACATCTGCGCGGACAACCCTTGCAGCAGCAAGTAATGCGTTTTTCCCTACGCGGTGTCTGGTGCTGTATTCGACGGCCTCAAGTTTTTTCAACAACGAGTCGAGTCCCGTTATGCTGAAACTAAATTCTTCAGCCATCATTGACCCCCTCACTCACAGGCAGCGTCAGATACTCGCGCCCGCTGTTGAGGTCGGCAAGCACGCCGTGGATGTTGTAGATTTTCTCCCCATGCACGGCCCGCATCTTCGGCGTCACATCGTCTCGGTAGCGGATGACGATGCGTGCCATAACCTGCGACTGCGTGGCCTGTGCTGCGATAAACTCTTTAGCTGAAAGCGGCTCAATCGCTGCCCAGACGTAGCACACCGCACGCCATGTGACGGTCGTCTCGCCAGTTGTGGCGTCTTGCGTCTCGACCGGGCGCTGGATGGTGATGCGGTGCTTGAGTTTGCCTGATTTCACGTTGGCTCCTAACAACTCACAAGAGGCGGTATCCACTCCCGCCGGATGCCCCACGGCCTGGGTTGACCGTGGAAGCAGACTATCTTCACCCCGGCTGGCACTGCCTCCTGACAATGAACCTTGAACGACGCCACCTTGCCGGGCAGGACGTTCTGCCAGCGGTTGGCCTTTAGCCGTCCATGCAAAAACCCTTGGTCGCCAACAAGCGGAAAACTCGAATGCCGCTTCATGTGCGCCGTCGGATTAGACAAAAACGCCGCCCACACCGCCGCCTTGTCTCTCTGTGCGATGTACATCAACCCGCTGCCAATCAGCGCAGGCCGGTAGAAGTCAGCCAGCGCCGTCGTCGTCCCTGCTTTCAGGAACTCGCAAATGGGTGCCAGCACCACCGTATCAAGGTCTATGTGCAGCAAATCCCCGTCGATGATGTCGGAAAATAGCTCAAGCTTGGGCCACCAACGCGGCCATGTGTGCCGCAGGCGAACCGTCGGCACCCCCTTCACCTCGCAATCGGACAGGCACACCAAGCCGGGAACCTGCCGCGACAACCACTGCACATGCCGTGGCGTGTACTCGCCGCCAGAGCGCAGCACCGTGACAGGTGTTGCTATCTTCCCCATTTGCTGGCGTACAGGTCGCGGTTATGACGGATGCGCCGCTTGTAATCAGGCAACCCGCAGTGAGCCCGCTCGTGGTACAGGTGAAACGTTTTCAAGTCGTCGCGCCGCACGAACTCTGCGCCCGTCGCCCTCACCGCCTCGCGAAAATCATCGTCGTCGTAGGCGATGCCATCTTTGAACCGCTCGTCAAACCCCCCGGCCTGGTTGAACCGATCCAAAGACAATGCCGAGCAGAAGTGCAGGTCACGCGGCGTATGGACGCTGTGCTGATACCACCTGTCGTGCCGCGCATTGCTGGCCACATCGTCAAACGCTTCAACCGGCTCGCCAAGGTCAATCACGCTCTCGCAGGAGCAGACAACATAACAACCAGGATCTTTGGCAAACTCAGTGTCAAGCCCGGAGAGGATGTCAGCTACGTGGAAGTTCTCAGGGTTGCTGATAACCAAGAACTGCCCCAACGCCTCCCGCGCCCCCTGGTTGTAGTGGCAGACCGGAGACTGCCATGTTTTGTCCGTATGCTCAGGGTCGATCAACCTCAACGGCAGGTCGGTAAACCACCCGGCCAGATCGTGCAGCGCCTCGATCTCTTCCGGCAGGTGCTTCTGGTCGATGATGACCAGCACTTCATAGTCATCCCGCCCGGAGTAGTGATGACGGAACGAAACAAGCGTGTTCTGGAACTGTACCAGCCGCCGCCAAAACGGGAGAATGATGCTGTACTTCATAGCCGCCGCAACGCCCCGTTGAGTAGTTGTTTAACCTGCGCTGGCTGGTAAAGTGCCTCATCACCAAGGCAATAGGCCGCGATATTGGTCAACCCTTGCGCCATTTTGCGCTGGTTGAACGCTGCCGACTCCGGCCCGATCCACACACTAGACAATGGCTCATCAATCCCAAGGAACGGCACGGACGCGGCCAGCTTGATCCACAAGCAGCAGTCCTCACCGACATGAAATGGTGGGAACGGGGTGTCTTTGAGTAGGTCAGCCCGCGCCATCACGGTCGGCATCGCCACCGGACACGTCGCCACAATCTTTGGGAACACATCCCCACTGAATTTCCCAGACGGGACGCTGCCGATATGCTCGCCGTTCTGCCCTATGCGGTAATAGGACGTGTGCGAAAAAGCCGCGCCTTCGGTCATCATGGCGTCCAGTTGACGCTCTAGCTTCTCCGGTGCGAACAGATCATCTGAGTCAAGGAAGGCAATATAGTCCCCTGTCGCCCAACGCACCCCAGTGTTCCGAGCAGAACCTGGCCCTGCGTGTTCCTGCCAGATATAAGACACGTCACGACGTATCGACTCAGGCATTTCCTCTTTCGAGCCGTCATCGACAAGTATGATCTCAACGCCTTTGTGTGTCTGGTTCAGTACGCTTTCTACCGCCTGTACGGTCAGGTCGATACGGTCACGGAAAGGGATTACCACTGAGATCATACAAACACCCCATGATCTAGTGGTGCTGCCATCGCCCGCAGGATGGTGTTGTACTCGTCGTAGTAGCAGCGCACGCACCGCGACCCGTCGAACGGCTTTTGGTCAAAGATGATCCTGCCGTGGTTGTTGCCCATGCACATGCTCTGCTCAAAGTCCAACCCTTGATCTTCAAGCGCGTACTGCACACCGCAACAGGGATACCAACCGCCGTCTGCCGAGATCACCGGCTTGACCAGGGCAATCCTGCAGTCTTTCGCGCCGTGGCTGTACGCCTTGCGGCCTTGGTAGACAACCCGCGAGTCGTCAACGCCCATCAGCAAAACCTGCTCGCGGATTGAAGCCATATCAGGCACGTTGTCCACGTTGAGCAGATCCGTCACCAGCCGCACATGCGTGAACTTCAACTCGTTCGCCAGGTTGATAACCTTGGCGATGTTGCCGTAATTGATGCCCTCGGTCACAACATAGGAAAAGGCCCAATCAACTGCGGGCGCCCGATGCACCGCCGCGATGACCCGCGCCGCAAAGTCGTCGTCAAACGTGCGGTCGTCGCTGAAACTCACCCGCGCCCAGGTCAACGTCTGCAAGGCGTCGGTCTGCACCCGGTCAAGACTTAGACCGTTACTCACCAGCCCCGCCGCAATGCCGAGCGCCGAGGTTGCATGCAGGATGCCGTTGATGTCCCTGTGCAGGGTCGGCTCGCCGCCCCCGGTGATCGTCACCGCTCGGCAACCATGCCCTTTGAACGTCTCCATAATGCCGACATAATCGGCGTAGGACATTTCGACGTTGCTGGCGCGGTTGGCGCAGGAACAAAACGAGCAGTCCAACTGGCAGACGTTGGTCGGGCTGATCTGCACATGCACCGGCTTGAACCGCCCGTTATAGACCAGCGCGGCCTGCTGGATGATCTTCGCCGGCAAGGTGCCTGCTGCTGTATAGCTTGAAATGTTCACAGCACCTCGGCCAGCGGCTTGCGCTCAAAGCAGGTTAACGCGGTATCGCGTGAGCAGTTGATGACCTGCACGCCAAGTGCCTTTGCCTCTTCCGATACCTTCTCAAACTGTTTCACCCACTTTGCAACGCGGGTTGCGTCTGGGTTCTTCAGCTTTTCGTGCGGACCGTGCCAGTGGATGCCGTTGGCAACTGAGCAGTCATAGCCGAGCAGGATGACCCGCCGCGCCTCAAGCCGGAACATCGCGTAGCGGATTGCCATCATCCCTGAGTTATAGCCGCCAGACGGCAGATGCGTTGCCGTGTTGAAACGCTTTGACGCCGAGGCATCACACGATATGCGCTTGGCTGGTATGTCGATCTTATCCGCGTTGACATGCCACCAGGACTTGTCGCCAGCGTAGATGTAATCAGCGAACCGAGCCATCTGCCACGAATTGTTAATGGCGATAGTTTTTAGTCCGCTGCGCTCTATTAACGCGCAGTCCTCAGCCACCAGGCTAGGGCCGGATGCTATGCAACAGATAGTGACCATCAGGAGACAACAGGATCTCGCAGCGGACCAAGCAACGCCCGCACCGACGCCGGAAGATGTGCGCTCGCAAAGTCGCCGCCGCCTTCGCGATTGGCGTCAAACTCACCAACCAGGATTAAGGTCGCGGCTTGCACCGTCGCTGGCGCGGTGTTCGCCCCGGCACTGTCTGTGTAATAGTCATCTGCAACGCCAAGGTAATTAAGCACGGCGCCAGACGCAGCCATGATCTTCAGCCGGATATCGTCTTCGCCATCATCACTGTCGAGTCGCAGATGGTCGGCAGCTTGCCGGTAGGTTACGAGCATTGCCATCAGCGTAGATCCTTCCCATCACGACCCTTCTTCACGGCCAGTCTCCACCCGCTATCCTCAAGCCCTGGTCGGCCCAGGTTGGTATCGCGCTGTGCGATCCAATATGAGCCACCACTCGTCACCCCATCGCCCTTCTGGTAGCCGCTATCGTCGCGCCACACGCCACGATCCAAAACCACCGGCAGCGAGAATGAATAGGACTTGAATTGCTCTCCACGAGAGAATATCAGCGTGACAGTGCGCTCCCCGTCATACTCAAGGT